ATACTTATATTAGTATGTGCACTCTGTGTTAAGCGTTCTGAAATGTATCAGACTAAGATGGATAATTGGAGTTACAAACATTATCTAGATAACAATGAATAGTAACTACACACTTAAGGACTTTGGAGTACTAGTTGTACTCTTTGTCCTTGCGGTGTGGTTAACATCATGCTCATCACCTAAAGTATTAACAGGTAATGGCTATGTTAAATCACATTGTAATATGAAAAGATAATCTCGTCGGGCTTTCCCTAACCAACTGAATAAGCTTTACGCTAAAGGTTGGACGAGATATAACATTGTGTAAAGGATAAATAAAATAAAGATGTTCCTGAATGTAGGAGAACGACCTTCGCTTTACACATAGAGAGTTGGCTAGTGCACATAGTCACCACACACTGAAAACTAAATGTAAAATACAGAGATAATTGAAGGGGCTCTGTACTCTCTTTTAAATAAAGTAACCGGTAACAATCCGTAGAGCTTGAATCATGTAAAGCTATCGTACTATCTGAGATAGTATTGATTGGTATTCTACGCAACGCTGCAGGAGAGCAGGGTTACTTTTTTATATTAACATTTAAAACATTTATATCATGGCAGAATTATTTGACCTATGTGTAGGTGCTATGTACTTGATGTCTGACATCACAGGACTTACATACAAAGAGATTAACATATGGCTGTTTGTTATCATACATCCTGCCATTACATTAACATTATTAACATTACTTATATTTAAACGACATGGAAAATACATTACGACTCGACGATGAACAATTTAAGATACTAAATCATCACAAGACATTGCCTCTTGGCGGCGTATGGCCTAAAGAAGATGGTGAGATAATACCAAGACTTAATAATAACACATTAAAGTTTGATGATATTCTTTGGATGAAAGACTATGAGTATCATGCCAGAGGACCATACAGTTTTGCAACTTTTAAATACAGAGCAATTATAGACTTTGATAACGGATGGCATGTATCTATTATAAACGGAGACCATGCTCTTGGAGACTGCGATGAATATGAGATGGCAATATTTAATTCAAAGGGACAAATGATAAATCCTCATGGACCTTTATCTTATCATAGTGATACGGATGAATGGTTTGGAGATGTTATAGACAGAATTCCCTCAGAAGGTGTAGAAGAGTATCTTTTGAAAGCTTCTAAAGCAGACTTTGAAGATACTGGTGAGACTATTATCGTCTAATAAAATATTCACCTTTAAGCTTGTTCTAGTGCAGAGACTGTACCTAGATTTCGCAATTATGCAGAGTAGTCGCGCTGTAAAGACGGCTAAGCTAACCACATTTATTAACCTTTTTATACATTATTAACATGCTATACGTAGTTACTTACACAGCAAACAGTAATGATGAACACTGGGCAGACCCTGTTTATCATACTAACAAATTTGAAAGACAGTTCGAGGATAAGATAGATGCCTTGCACTTTCTTGAGGAATGTACAAGTCCTCATAAAGACATTCGTACTATGGATGACTCAAGTGAAGAAACACTGAAGACATTTATAGACAACGAAGGAACAATTATCTATTATTATTAACATTATTAAACATTTTATCATGGCAAATTTATTGCACAGTGGAGACCTTAACACTCTAAAGCTAGGTCAAACTTTACTTACAAGATTTAGAAAGATTGAAGGTGGCTTTGTCCAAATGGAATTGGCAGAGGTCAAAGAAGGCTCGCGCGGTTTGTCCGCAGCATTCGTATTTAATCAATCTGATAATAGATTTTCAAGAAACTCTGCACGAAGAGCGTGGCAACCTGCTACACCTTCAGACATAGAGAAAACACTTGGTATCTCAGTTGGAGATGCTGAAGGTTGGGAAATGGATGACATGGGTAATGAAATACTTACTGTGAACATTCTTAATCCGGTTGCTTCTTTTGAAGGACAGGACTTCCCACTACGAGTACAAATTATAGAAACTACTGAACCAACTGAGTGGCAAAGAGCTAATCTTAATACCTCTGCAAAACGTAAAGGTAAAGATGGAGATTATATCTTGCACAAAGGAGATTATATCTTCACTCGTTCATCTATAGTATTCAATAACCCTTCAGATTTGTATTTGGAAGCTGATACAGCACCGGTACAAACTTCTACTGTTGAAAAAGTAGACGTAGCTACTGGAGAGATACTTAACTAAGTATAAATAAAATAGGTATATCATTTGTTTGGTATACCTATTTTTACTATATTTGTTAACAATTATAAAGAATAAGTTTACATAATTATCTAAATCATTGAAAATGAACACATTAATTAAAAGCGCAGGAAAAGTAGTAGCTACTGTATCTGCATCTCACAATGTAACTGTAACTGAAAGACAGATTACTATTGACCTATTTACCACGGCTAAGCCAAAAACCAAAAAGACTAAGAAACGTGGAAGACCTGCAGGGTCTAAAAATAAAACTACGAAGACTATAACTAAGTAGTAACAATTCACACAATTGTATTAATTGATGATAGAGGGGCCTTGTGCCCCTTTGTTGTCTCCTAACATTTACATTATGGGAAAGATGAAAGAATTATACGCAGCAATGCAAGAAGGTTACATTGAAGACCTTAGACAAGCTTATGTAATAGCAGAGTCTGAAGACAGAGAGGTTATGAGGTTTCAAGGCCAGACTATCAGTCTGACTTATGCTAAATACTTATTACAATTTACAGACACATTTATAAAAGACTTGACAAATGATAACATTCGTAACGCAAACGACGAGTCTAAGCGACTCGTATAAACTAGGTACAATACAAGATGTTGTAGACTACTGTTCAACTAGAACAGTCCTTGGTGTAGACACAGAGACAGAAGGCTTTGACTTTACATGCAAGAAGATGATTATGTTTCAGATTGGTGACGAAGAGCAGCAATTTGTAATAGACACACGGTTTGTGAGTATAGAACCGCTAAGACATATACTCGAAAGTAAACAGATTACCAAGATATTTCACAATGCTAAGTTTGACTACAAGTTTATTAAAAAGTGGTCAAACATAGAATGTGAAGGAATATACTGCTCGTTTTTGGTTGAACGAATACTATCTTGCGGTCGTCACATAGGTTATGGACTAAAAGACCTCTGTAAACGCTACTTAAATGTAGAGTTAAATAAAGAAATCAGAAACCAATTTATAGGGTTATCGGGACAAGCTTATCGTGATGACCAGATAGTCTACGGTGCCAAAGATGTAGAGTATCTGTGTAAGATTAGAATACTACAGCTACCAAAGATTGAAGAGTTTAAACTGCAGAACGTGGTTAACTTGGAGAACCAGGCTGTGTTAGCATTTGCTGATATAGAGTACAACGGTATTAATATTGATAAAGACAAGTGGGAAGTTATAGCGAAAGCTAGTGAACAAGAAGCCTTGGCTATGCGTGATGATTTAGATAACTTGGTTATGGTTACCACTGAGTTGTCTGATTTTGTGCTAGACTACCTCCAAGGTGACTTGTTTACTCCTACTGAAGATATACGTAAAGTCGGGGTCAAGTGGACTAGCCCTACTCAGGTATTGAAAGTATTTAAGAAACTAGTCCCTGAACTAGAAGACGTCAACGGTAAGAAGATGTACAAGTACAGACGCCAGCATAAGATTATTGATTTGTATGTTAGATACAAAGAAAAAATGAAGCTGGCTACATCTTACGGCAGTGATTTCTTCAAATTTGTTTCAAGCGATGGTAAGATACATACGCAATTCAATCAAATACTTGACACAGGTCGAGTGGCCAGCAAAAGGCCAAACATGCAGCAGATACCTGCTGATAATAAGTTCCGTAATTGCTTTCTGGCTCCTAATGGGTGGTGCTTTGTTAGTAGTGACTATTCTAGCCAAGAGCTAAATGTTATTGCATTTGGTAGCAAAGACCCAGTATGGATAGGCGCTCTCGAACAAGGACAAGACTTGCACAGTGTATGTGCTGACCTTGTGTATGGACAAGAGTGGATAGATACAGCTGAAGATGACTGTAACTACATGAAGAATAAAAGTAAATGTAAGTGTCCCAAACATGGTAAGCTACGTACAAACGTTAAGACAATTAACTTTGGACTAGCTTATGGTATGGGCCCACACAAGCTTGCTGATACTCTAGATATTAGTATCAAAGAGGCAGAGACATTGATTGATAAATACTTTGAAGCGTTCCCGTCTATCGGTGGGTTCCTGGATAAACTAGGTAGCTTTGGTAAAAAGTATGGATACATCAAGACCTTTCCGCCTTACAATAGACGTCGTTGGTTTCCTACGTGGTACCCTCGTATATACAAAGACAAGAGTCAAGCTTTTGAACTTGGTAGTATAGAGCGTGCTAGTAAGAATACACCTATACAAGGTGCATCAGCTGACATGACTAAGAAGGCGATGATACTTATTAGGAATTATATAAACGAGAATAATATACCTGTCAAGATAGTTATGACTGTCCATGACCAGGTAGACACTATATGCGAAAATAGTTATGCTGAAGAGTGGGTAACTAAACTAACAGAACTGATGGAGCAAGCTGCTCTTGAGGTAGTAACTAACGGTCTGCTAAAAGCGGACACAAATATTAGTAAATCATGGGAAAAGTAAAAGCTTACAATGTAGGTAACTTAAAACGTTGTCACGCTATACTAAAGCTTGTAGCTGAGGTAACAGAGACAACTCCGCAAGACATCAAGAGCCGCGTAAGATTACGCCAACTTGTAGATGCTAGGCGTATGTTTTGTGTACTTGCACGTAAGACATTGCACATGCCTTTGAAGGACATAGGTAAATTTATTAGGAGAGACCACAGCTCTGTGCTTCATTATTGGCATCAGCACGAAGGCCTAATGAAATCAGATGTAGTATATGCACATTTCTTTAGACTGTGTGACTACGCTGTAGAGCAAGGTCAGGTAGATATATCTATGGATTCAGGCGCTGACTTTATAGATGCGCTTGTAACGGAAAATAAATATTTAAAACTAGAGTTGGAGGAAGCTAAATCACAGCTGTCTGCAATTCATAATGTATTAGGAGAATGAAACCAGAAAAACCCAAGTTTGATTACAGCCTGTTTGCATGTTTTATAGGCTTTGTAAGTATTATTGTAACACTTATAATAATGCTAATTACTAACGGATTAACAATTTAATTATGGAAATGAATATAGAATTAGATAATGGATGGCATGTTGCCGTTGACTATGAATATACTAGCCCTGAAAAAGCTGTGTATTATACTAGTAACGGAGACCCGGGCCATCCAGGAGCATCAGCTGAAGCTAGAGTATATAGTGTATGGGCTACCCTTTCAGAAAGAAACGGTAAACTTGTACAAGTAGATGTACTTAAGTTTCTAGTAGACACAGATTTGATAGACATAGATGAAATAGAACAAGAAATTATAGAGAAGCATGCAACTAACTATGAATAAGCTCATAAAAATAAAAGATGAAGAGCAAAAGAAAGCTATTAATGCTTGGGCTAAGCGTAAGTTTACTGGTAGTATTATTGCTGGTACAGGCTTTGGTAAGTCCCGTTGTGGCGTTATTGCTGCTGGTAAAACTTTGGATACCATTGATACTGCTAAGGCGATTGTCTTAGTTCCAACTACACAGCTGCAAGCACAGTTTAAAGAAGAGTTTATTAAGTGGGGCTACGAACATGTTTTAGATAGAGTAGAAATAATTTGTTATGCATCTGCATATAAACTTGAAAACAATCACTACGATGTAGTAGTTTGTGACGAAGTACACCTTGGCTTATCACCTGAGTATCGTAAGTTCTTTGAGAACAATACTTGGAATAAGTTATTATGTATGACTGCTACACCCCCAGAAGAGATAGAGTACAAAGATATATTGTACAAACTAGCACCTGTGTGCTATCGTATTGATTTGGATAAGTGTGTAGAACTTGGACTAGTATCTCCTTATGAGATTATGTGCAAGCCTATTGAGCTTACTGATGTAGAAAAGCAAGAGTATGATAAAGCAAACAAGGCTTTTGTATACTCTAAATATATACTCGGTCAGTTTGATGCATTTGACAGAGCTCGACATATTATGGGCTCAGGTAAGAATACAGCTAGTGGGCAAGATAAAGCAGCAGCTGTACAATTTTACAGAGCTATTAGAGGCCGCAAGACTGTAGTAGACCATGCTGATGGTAAAATAGCTGAGCTACAAAAGCTGGTTATTAATCATATAGGAGAGAAAATGCTTGTATTTGGTGGTAGTAACGAGTTTACTAACAAGCTAGCAGATGCTACAGAGACATTCTCTACTGTGTATCACAGCGGTAAGACTAAAAAGCAGAAGGAACAAGCTTTGAAAGACTTTAGATCAGGTGACAAGCCTGTGCTGTGTTCTACTAAAGCCTTGAACCAAGGTTTTGATGTAGCAGATGCAACCATGGCTGTGATTTGTGGCTTAACTAGTAAGTCATTGACTATGATACAGCGTGTAGGTAGGATTGTTAGATACCAAGAAGGTAAGATAGGCAAGATATTTATACTGTATGTCAAGGATAGTCAAGAAGAGAAATGGTTGAAAAGTAGTGTTAAAAATCTAGATAATGTGACCTGGTTAACTTGATAATCAGGCGCATTTTTCGTAAATTTATACAGATATGCAAATAGAAATACACATAGATTTATTGATAGAAAATGACATGAGTGCAGATGATTATCTTGCGCTTTATGCTGTGTATAGAAAAGGTTTCAAGACTCTTGAGAATCTAAAGATATGTCCTAATTGGGAGAAACTACAAGAACAAGGATTTGTTAAACTTGGAGAGACTCCTGAACAGCATGTTATTAGACAAGAGTTTATTGACTTGTTTTCTAGTGACTTTGATCAGATGTTTGCTGAGCTTATCAGTACGTATCCAATGAAAGTTAGAACCAAAAACGGTAGCTACAGAATACTACGGGGCTCTGACCCTGACCTTAAGACTAATGCTAAGGCAAAGTCTAAGTACAGTAGGATTGTGGGTACAAAAAGATTTATGCATGAAAAGATTATTCGCTTACTGAATGTACAACTAAAGGTAGAGCGAGATAGGCTTGAGTATATGCAGCAATTAGAGGTATGGTTGAACAATCATACTTGGGAAAAATATATAAATATAGACGAAAATGGAGGAGAAGAAACCAGAATCACACGTCGCCTCTGACGTATTCAAAGATAGAGGATTTCAGAAGATAGATAGAGCGGTTAATCAGTCCATTGCTATTGTTAAACAAGCTAAGCTTGGTAAACGTAATGTACTAGCTACATCTTGGAAGAGGCTAAACAAGAATTTACTTGGGGGTCTACAAAGAGGTAAGATGTATGTTATTGCAGGACGTCCAGGTGTTGGTAAGTCAGCATTTAGTAATCAACTAGTATTTGATGTACTAGATACTAATCCTGATAAACCTATTATTGTATTGTATTGGACCTTCGAGATGCCCGGTTACCAGCAGGTAATGCGTAGCGCCTCTAAGGATGTAAAGAAGCAGATGTCAGATTTATTGTCAGTGGAGTCTCCACTATCAGACATAGACTTTAAGACTTATGCATCTAAGGTACAAAAGTATGGACACTATCCTATTTACTTTAACAATATACCTCGTACTATGGAGTATATTATGCAGACTAATGAAGAACTGTTTACACAGCACCCTAAACACACAGTGATTAACTTGTTTGACCACTCACGTTTGATCAGGGGTAATGAAGAGACAGAGCTTCGTAGACTAAATACAATATCTAAGGGATGTATGTGGATGCAGTCAAAGCTAGGTGTAGTTAACATACTACTATCTCAGCTTAACCGTAACATAGAACAAGAACACCGTGCTAAGAACCAGTATCAACCGCTACTAACAGATTTGTTTGGTGGTGACTCTATTGGTCAGGATGCACATGTTGTTATGATACTTAACAGGCCTTATGATTTGTATGGTATTACAGACTCATATTGCGGTGAGAACCCACAAGGTCTGCTAGCATGTCATATGGAGAAGAACCGTGACGGTTTACTTGGTATGATTGGCTACGAAGCAGACATGTCTACCTTTACAATTAAGGAGAGAGCATGATAACTCAAGTTACTAGGAAGACATTTACTATACGAGAGTCTGGTAGGTCTACAGATTTTATTACACCTAGTTTTGGGCACGGATGTTTGTATGATTGTAGCTACTGTTACATGAAGAGACATAAGCCTGATGGTTTGACTGTTGCAAAGAATGTAGGTGATATACTTACAGAGGTAAACAATCATGCATACTTTACACCAGTAAATAAACCTAACCAAACACACCCGGAACATACAACTTATGATATAAGCTGTAACGAAGATTTTGCATTGCATGCTAAGTACCACGATTGGGAACGCATCTTTGAATTCTTTAGAACACACCCGGTTGCTATGGCTAGCTTTGCTACTAAGTATGTAAATGATAAACTACTGACATTTGACCCACAAGGTAAAGTGCGGATTAGATTTAGTCTAATGCCCCAAAAGATGTCAGACATACACGAGCCTAACACATCAAAGATACATGATAGGATAAATGCTATCAATAGATTTGTAGACGCAGGCTATGATGTACATGTCAACTTTAGTCCTGTTATAGTATATGATGGATGGCTAGATGATTATGCTCAACTATTCAAGGACCTAGATGATGCTGTGTTGCATAAAGATAAAGTGCTAGCGGAAGTTATCTTCCTTACACACAACTTTAAGAAACACAAAGTCAACTTACAGAGGCACCCAAATGCTGAAGTAACATTATGGACACCGGATATACAAGAGATTAAGAAGTCACAATATGGTGGCGAGAACCTGAGATATAAACTTAAATTCAAGGGTAAGTTTATACAGCAGTTTAAAGAATTGCACAGGAGTATTATTCCTTGGAACACTATTAGATATATATTTTAATTATGGAACTACCAAAAACTGTGGTAAAGGCGAGCCGTAAATCGCCTAAGAACATGATAATCTATGGTCCACCTAAGATAGGTAAGACTACAGTATTGTCACAACTAAAAGATTGTTTGATTATTGACTTGG